GTGGTGCCCCTGTTGTTGGGGCCGGGCGGGGGGTCTCCCCCCCCCCCCCCCCCCCCCCCGGGGGGGGGGGGGGGTAATGCGGCGGGTTTGCCCTCTCCCCAGCCCGCTTTCGCAGGGAGAGAGGGCGATGTGCCGAGTATTCATCAGGTGCGCCGGTGGTTGGGCAAGCTTGGCAATGTGGAGTGTGAACGCGGACGCCGCGGCGCGCGGGATTTGAAAAATATCCTGCCGCACAAACGGCGCGATTTCCTGCACTTGAAACCTGCCGCCATCTATACCGCCGACGGTCATACATTTGATGCGGAGGTATTGAATCCGTTGTCGGGTCTGCCGTTCAGACCTGAAATTACGACGGTTTTGGACATTGGCACAAGACGGTGTATGGGCTGGAGCGTGGGGCTGGCGGAAAGTCGGTTTACCGTGCTTGAGGCTTTAAGCCACGCGAGCCGCGCGGCCATCGGTGCGCTTTGGTATGTGGACTGGGGTCGTGGCTTTGAAAACTTGATGATGACGGATGAGGCAACGGGTCTGATGGGCAGGCTGGGTATGACGATGACGCATTCGCGGGCTTATAACTCGCAAGCGAAGGGCGCGTCGGAACGCAGCCATAATATTTTCACGCGGGCGGCGGCGAACCTGCCGTCTTTTGTGGGAAAAAATATGGACGACGAGGCGCGGCAGAAGCTGTTTAAGCTGTCGCGTAAGGAAGTCCGCCTGCACGGGAAGATTTTGAATTCGCCGATTCCGACTTGGGATGAGTTTAAGGGCTATATCGAACGGGTGGTGGACGAATATAACGACCGCCCGCACCGTTCGCTGCCTAAGTTTACCGACCGTGAAGGCAAACGCCGGCATATGTCGCCTAATGAGTTTTGGGCTTTGAAGGTGGCGGAGTTTGGCGAGCCGCCGAGGGTGTCGCCGGAGGAGGAAGGGTATTTGTTCCGACCGCAGGTGATGCGCACGGTACGGCGCGGGGAGGTGTCGCTGTTCAGCAATACCTATTATTCCGCCGAACTGATGGAGTTCAACGGCGAAACGGTCAGGGTGGGCTACGACGTGCAGGACGCGCTTTGGGTTTGGATTTACGACGATGTCGGCCGCCTTATCTGCAAAGCGGAATGGCATGGAAACTCGACGGACTATATGCCTGTCAGCGTCTTGGAGCGCGCGGAAGACAAACGCAACGACGAGCGTCTGAAACGCAACGAGCTGCAACAGCAAAACATCCTGAAAGAACGCCGCGTACCGACCATCGAACATCAGGACTCGGTCAATATCGGGGGAATGGTGCTGGATATGGGCCAAATCAAGGCTAAGGCTGCCGCATTGGCAGCACGCCGAAACCGTGAGGATGATTTAACGGTCGAGGCTGTGGCAGTGAAGGCGGTTGAAAAACCGTCTGAAACGGAAGCTGCCGCGGGCTGGTCGGTACCGTCCGAAGCATCGGAGCGGTTTGCGTTGTATCAGCGTCTTTGCGGTCAGACGGATTTACCGCCGCAGGCGCAAAGATGGCTGGAGCGTTACCCGCAAAGCAATGAGTATAAGGCGTTGTCCAAACGGGCGATGCTGGCTTGATTTCAGACGACCTTTCGGGGTTTTAAACAAGGTTTATTCACTATTTTAGTTTCAACACACAGGACGACACATAAGGCGGCCCCTGATTGTACCCCCTAAAGGGAGGGGGTTCCCCCCCTTCCAAAAAAAATTATTCTCCCCCCGCCATAAATGGCGGGGTTTCAACCGGTAAGGAAATACGATGAAAATTGCAAATATCAACAATCTGTCTTTGGTCTCTGTTGCGATGGAGCGTTTGGTCAACCGTCAGGACGGTTTGCCGGGTTTGGGTGTGTTGTACGGCCCTTCGGGTTTCGGCAAGACGACGGCAACGGTGGCGGTGGCAAATGAGACACGCGCTTACTATGTCCAGCTGCGCAGCGCATGGAGCAAAAAGACGCTGTTGGAAAAAATCTGCTTCGAGATGGGCTTGCCGCCTGCCCGGACGGCGGCGGGTTGTTTGGATGTGATCTGCGAACAGTTGGCCGCCAGCCAACGTCCGTTGATTTTGGATGAGGCGGACTATTTGGTTACGCATAAGGGATTGGTCGAGCTGGTGCGCGACATCTACGAGGGCAGCCAAGCCCCGCTGATGTTGGTGGGCGAGGAGATGTTGCCGACCAAACTTAAGAAATTCGAGCGTTTCCACGGCCGCGTGCTGGCTTGGGTACCTGCGCAACCTGTCGATTTGGCAGACGCGGAAGAGTTGGCGAAGGTTTACGCGCCTGATTTGACGTTTGAAAAAGATGCGTTGGCTTATTTGGTGGATTTGGCGCACGGCTCGGTACGCCGCGTAACGGTCAATCTGGTCAATCTGTTGGAGCTTGCCAACCAGCAAGGCTTGGATACGGTAACGCGCGAGATTTGCGCGAAAGCCGACCTGTACAAGGGCGAAGCACCTAAACGCGGGGTCAAATTATGAGCGTGACGACATTGACGAAGCCCCGCAACCGCCGACAAGAGATTTGGAACTGTCTGCGGGGCAATAAGGACAGGTTCCTGACGCTCTCTGAAATTGCCGAAGCCTGCCAACTGAGCGGGAATACGGTGTACGGGTACTTAAAGTCTCTTAATAAGGGCGGGTTTGTATCGGTACAGAAGAAAGCAGGCACCGGCAGCCCGTGCAGATACCGGCTGGAGCGGGATACGGGTATGGATGCGCCCCGCTTGTCTGATGACGGTCAGCCGTTGAAATGCCCGGTAACTGAAGCCTTGTGGCGGACAATGCGGATTTTGAAAACCTTTGACTTAGACAGCCTGACGGCTCACGTCAATATGACGCACCCTGTCAGCCGCAGCATGGTCAGGGTTTATGCGCAACACCTTGAAGAGGCGGGGTATCTGAAAAACACGGGCAACGCGCGGAAAAAATCGTTTGTCCTTTTGAAGAATACAGGGTCGAAAGCACCGCAGCTTCTGGCTGTCAGAGAGGTGTACGACCCGAATATAAACGAAATTGTATTAAGGGAGGTTCCTGATTATGAATGAAAAAGATTATATGAAAGAAGATTGGTACGCGGTTTTGAAGGAAGAGGTCGCGAAAGACGGGCTGATGAAGACTGCGGCAAAACTCCGATACAGCGCGACAAGCATCAGTCTGATTTTGAACGGTAAATACAACGGCAAGCCTGACAAAGTGGCGGCGAAAGTGGCGGATGTGTTTCGCAAGGTGATGTGTCCGTTTGAAGGTCGGCGGATGGAACGTGCCGAATGTATTGAAATTTCACTTGCGCCTGCTCCGACGCATAACCCTATCAAGATGCAGCACTGGCGGGCGTGTCAAAAGTGTGAAATTAAGCCATGCGAGAAGCGTAAAAAGGTCGTCTGAAAACGTAATGCCTTGATACGGCTATATATTTTTACCCTATGATTTTAATAAGTTATTGTTTTTAAAGGAAAACTCAAAATGCAAGTTTTAAAGAAAGTTGATTGGAAGATGTTTGTGGCGCGCTCTTTTTGGCGGTGGGCGTGTGGTGTTTTGTGGCAGGGATGGCGTTGCATTCCTGTACGCAAGAACTTGAACCGGTGGCGACAGAGCCGACGAAGGTCGAGAAGATGGAAAGACAGGCGGATTTGGAAGTTTTGAAAATGGAACGTGCCTACGAGGCAATGAGTGTGGAGCAAAAAATGGAAGGAGTGGTTTATGAATAAGTTCAGACGTCCAAAACGGGGACTGAACCGAGTCAAGAAATTGGCGTTGAAACGGGCGGTCGAGGAAATCCGCGCCAAGTACGGCGAACGGGCGATTGTGAAGGGATGGCGCGAGCCGGAAGGGAAGTAAAAATGATGGAAATTTGGATGATTTGGATGATTTTGGGGGCTGCGCTGGGTGCGGTAATCGGGATGTTTCTCTACGCGGAAGGCATCTTGCTTGAAAACGAGCGGCTGCGCGGGATTTTGAGAGTGGAAGTTGCGGCGCGTGAGGTGTTGGAGGCATGGATGGACGCGGCATACATCAGCCGGAAGGGAGGCGGGAAATGTTAACCAAATTGAAACCCTGCCGAGTTTGCAAACAGATGAAGCCTGAATCGGCATTTGCGTGGACTTTGGACAAAAATGGGGTACGGAAGCGAACCCAACGTTGTGCGAAATGTTGGGCGGAGCAGATGGAAAAGGAGGCTCGGGCAAATATGGAACGGCATCGAGAAGAACGCGGGACAAAGCTGGAATGGGGACGCCCCGCCGTCGCCCGCTCGGTTTGGGGCGATAGCTGGCCCACCGCTCCTGAGATTATGAATAGCCGTTACTGGACGGCAACGGACACGCGCAAAGCGGATGCCGAATGGGCGTTGAAATTTAGGGAGTCTGCGAAATGAGCTTTAAAAGACGGAACAGCGATTGGCAGGCATGGGGACAACACCGCCGGCGAGCGACGAAGTTTATGGTGAAGCGAAACCGCGAGCAGGAAGTCGCCGAATATCAGGCGCAGTTTGAAGATAAGGACGGCAAAGGTCGTCTGAAAACGGAAGGAAACAAAGATGAATAAGCAGGCAGTTTTGGAAAAAATCAAAAAGTGTTTGGCTTTGAGCAAATCGGCAAATGAGCACGAAGCGGCACAGGCGATGAAACAGGCACAGGTACTGATGAAAAAATATGAAGTTGACGCTGTTGATGTTGCCTTGTCGGAAGTCTCCGAAAAAGGAGGTGATCGGCAAATGGCTTTTAAATTAGCAATGTGGCAATGGAACGTTGCAAATATGGTTGCAGATATATTTGGTTGCAAATCTTACAAGCTCAGGAAAACGATGATGTTTTACGGCTTGGGTAATCGAGCCGAAATCGCAGCCTATGCCTTTGATGTGGTCTATCGACAGATTTCCGTCGCCCGCCGTGAATTTTTAAAAGCCTGCCGAGCAAGAAAGCCTGCGAATCGGACTTATCTTGCCGACAAATTCTGCGAAGGATGGCTGGTAGGTGCTTGGAACAAGGTCAAGAAATTTGAAATGTCTGACGAAGAAAAGGCTGTTATGGATGGATATACCGAAAAAGAACATAAGGATATGGCAATAGCGGCAACAAGAGACGCGAAATCGTCAGAACTGGAAGGGACTAGTGTGGCACTTGAGGCATTAGTACTTGGTAATGAAGCAGGTAAAAAGGTGCAACTGCACCACGCGATGAACGGCGCGGAAGGCGTTAAACAAATTGGAGAGCAGAAATGAACGAAAAAAATTTAATCGAATGGCTGGAAGACCGTGGGGAACTCATGGTCATGAAGAAGGACGGCGAGGGTTTCGTGATCGCCGCCCGCGCGCCGGACGGTATTTGGAAAACGGCAGAGGCGGCAACGCTGACAATGGCAATAGAAGCTTGGGAGGAAATGCGATGACTACCGGAATGATGATTTATCTATTGATATGCGGGCTGATTGGTTTGGCACTGGTGGTTTTGGCACTGATGAGCCTGATTGAAAACTGGTTTAAGCAGCAGACTAAAGCTGTTGTTTTGGATGCCTGCGGTATGTTTTTTGGGTTGGTTGTTGTCCTTGTGGCGTTTTTGGCGATTCTTGGGGTGGTTAAATAAAGGAGCGGACATGAACATCGAAAAATTCAATCCCAAAAAAGACCCTAAATACATTGGCTATATTTTCCGATTTTTGAAGAAAAAAGCCAAACTGCTTGAAACTTTAGGAGCTTATCCGCGAATTGTTAAGTTTAAAGATGGGTTCGGCTGGTATATCGGCTGGTTTATTGATGACGGTCTTGGAGACTTTATTGGTAGCAGGATTTGTTACGGCTCCGAAAAAATTGGGACATTTTGTTTTGTTAAAACCCCTGAAACAGATGTGGTTGCCGAAGTCAAATGGGACGAATACGAACGTATCGGAGGGTGTGTATTAACTAACTGGCATCACAAATGGGTCTATGCCAATAAACAATCACGCAAATGCCGACACTGCGGAAGATGGGAACGGAAAGTCGTCAAGACCGTTAAGACGGTAGAACGTCGAACATTATGGGAGCGCGAGTCATGAACATCAAATGCCCAAACTGCGGGGCGGTGCATAGTCTGGACAGCTTAATCAACGATGCCGACGCATCGTCTGTATTGCGGGCTGTGTTGGAGATGGACGCTGAAATGGGCAAGGCGGCGATACGGTATGTCGGCTTGTTCCGCCCCGCTAAATCGCAGCTTTCTTGGGCGCGTACTGCGAAACTTTTGAATGAGTTGATGCCGATGATTAAGGCGCAGGAGGTAGTACGCGACGGGGTGTCCTCCCCCGCTCCCGCCGAGGCTTGGTTGCACGGCTTTAACGAAACCGTCAACGCCCGCGATCAAGGTCGTCTGAAACTGCCCTTAAAGTCGCATGGTTATTTGCTGGAGATTGTGAGCCAGTGGCAGGGTTCGGGGCTTCCCTCTCCCCAGTCCTCTCCAACGGGGAGAGTGGGCGAAGGCGGCGCGCCGTCCAAGCTGCGGCAAGGTGTGGCAGCCTTGGGCGAATGGGCAGGCGAAGATTGGGCAAAACAGGAAATCGCATCAGGCTTTGCATTGCTCGCCGCGCTCAATCTGCCCAACCGCCCCGCAGCGCAAGACCTGCCGGTAGTCGCGGAAATTTGGTATCGGAAACTGATGGAGAAAAAGGAAATCGTCTCGCCAGAGTATGACCCGATACGCATTCAGACGGGATTTAAGGTGTTGCAGCAGTCGGAAACATGGCCGCAACCCGCCGAACTGCTCCGCAACCTGCCGCCACGGTTGATACCCAGGGCGATGTTGGCAAAGCCTGCGTCGAATAAAGAAAAAGGCCGTCAGAAAATGGCGGAAGTGAAAGATGTTTTAAACAAGAAAGGTCATTGAAATGGGAAATGTATATTTTACAAGTAATAACCGAATATCGGACTTAATCAGTCAACTAGAAAAGTTGAAGGCAGAGCACGGCGATTTGGTAATAACCAGAAATTATTTGCGAGGAGGAGTTAGAGATATTGATTTAACAGAGTTTAAGGTTGCCTATATCAGACCGAAGGAAAAACGCGAAAGAATATTGGCTTATCGTATTGGGACACACCAAGTCGGTGATTTAAAGGTCTTAAAAATTTTATAGTTTAAAAGGAAAAAATCATGATTGAACCGCACGAGTACCGTCTATTGGACGAATATTTAGAGCAAGACTGGGATGCCTTTATCAGTTTTGCCGAAACTAAAGGATTTGAAGTAAGCGAAGTATATCAACTACTCAACAAACTGGAGGAAGAAGCAAATGGCTAAACAACGTATCAAACAGGCGGCAATCGAAGCCGCACAAGACAAAACCGAGGTAACGGCGCATATCCGCACCATCGGCGACCTGAACCGCGAAATCAAACGCTTGGAAACCGAAGCGGGAGATAAAAAAGCGGTCATTGAGCAGGAATACGCCGCGCTTGCCGCGCCACTGAAAGCCGAGTCGGAACGCCTGACTGCCGCCGTTGCCGCCTACTGTGAGGCACACAAGGACGATCTGACGGAGAACGGCAAGACCAAGACGGTGGATTTTGTGACGGGACTCGTCAAATGGCGTATCCGCCCGCCTAGCGTCAAGGTAACAGGCGTCGCCGCCGTCTTGGCTTGGATGTCGGAAAAAACGGCATATCAAAGCTTTATCCGCACCAAGCAGGAAATCGACAAAGACGCCATCTTGAATGAGCGCGAGCAGTTTGCCAATGGTCAAGTGCCGGGTATTAAGATTGTGTCGGGGCTTGAGGATTTTGTGATTGAACCTACTGAGCAGGAGCTTGCCTAGCCGGTTCAAATAGGCTTTAACCCATAATTAAAGGTCGTCTGAAAACAGTTTTGAGGCTGTTTCAGACGACCTTTTTTCATGCCTGCATTCAGGCTGCTTTCTCTTCCTGCTCGTACACGGCGTTGTAGAAAGCGGCGGACAGCTTGTCGGCTTTCTCGGAGGCGGTTTCAATCACGGCAGACAAACCGTCTTCGATTCCTTCCATGTCCATATCCAAAACTTTCAGATGGTTGAGCGTGAACACCAGCAGGTTCAGGGCTTTGAGGCTGTCTTGGTCGAAAGTCAGGGTATAAGTGGTATTCATGGCTCACACCTCCTCTTCTTTCTGTTTTCGGTCAAGTATGTTGGCGTATTCGGACAACACCAGCAGCAGGCAGCCGCATTGCTCCATCTCTTCACGCGCCATTGCTTTGCGGTCCAACAGGTTGGTGCCGATAAAATTCAAAGCGTTTGAAAGCTGGTTCAAGGCAAATTCGGTATTCATGGCTTAACCCTCCAATCCCAAAGACTGTTGTTGCGCCACCATTTTGGGCTTGGGGACATATTCCAAGAAACCCAAATCGTTGAGTTTTTTGAGACGGTAGGAAACCGCGCCGGGGTTCATGTCCAAGAGTTTGCCTATTTCGGTCAGGTTCAAGCCCATGCTGCGGTAGCGCAGCAGCGCGAGCATTTCGGGCGCGGCTTGGAAATAGGCGTCTTCCAATGCATCGATGCGGTATAGCACGGCATCGGGCAGGGCTTTTGCCTGTTTCTCCATTTCGATAAAGTAGCGGCGGGCTTGGCGTCCCTTGTCGTTGCGCTCCACCATGCACAGCTCTTTTGCCATATCGAGGGAAAGATGGTACGTTTTGACTTGGATTTCACGCTTTCCAAAGAAGCCTCTTTCGACATGATCATTTTTGAACACCTCGATAAAATCAAGGGCTTGCTTGAATTCATACTCTTCAATTCGACGGTTCATCCAAATATCAAAACGTGTTTCAACACCTAAAAATTTATGCAATTCATGTGCGTCAACCAGCGGCTGAGTTTGGTCGTCTAAAGTTCCGACCAGTGTTGGGATTAGTTGGGTATTCATGGTATTATTACCTTTCATTTCTCGTGAATGACGAGGAAAGAGAGTTGCTGCTCTGCTTTCCACCTGTTCCCCCAAAGCTCCAACTTCGGGGGAATTTCATTATCAGCGGTGTTTGCTGACCCTTGATTTTATCGGCGTGGACAAAATTGTCCGCACCGATGGTTAAATCATATTATGTATAGACATAATATGCAAGCTATTTTTGCGTTTCTTCGCGAATTTTCTCTTTAACCCATTGTGAAAAATCAACTTTATTTGCATAATCCAGTAAATCTTTCTCGGTTTCGTTGTTAAAAGAGACATTTTTTATCGTCCGCTTGGCTGCTGCCCGCTTACGGTATTCAGCCAGCTTTTCATCAACCATAGGTAAACTCCTTGATTTTTTTAGCCGTCTTTTGTAAGATGGGAACTAAGGGCGGCGGCTACCGCCCTTAGCTTTCGGTTTCCTAGTAAGCCTTACCGCTTACCAATATCAGAAACAGAAAGAACAGAATTTGAAGGTAGGACTTCATTTTCTTTCTCCCGTAACAGCCCCGCTCCGGTGGGGCTTTTCCCGTATCGGGCTTCACTGCCCCGATGCATTGAATTATATATGTATAGACATAATTGTCAAGCATTCCCCAAACAGAATCAAAGAAAAGGGAGGGAGCGGCACAGGTCCACTCTACCCGCCTCCCTCGTCCATCTCTCT